CCAGCGCAGCGCCGCGGCCTGCCCGATCATATGCGCCTTTGCCGCCTCAAGCAGATCCGGCACTACCGGCAGATCGGCGAGGCCGGGGAAGATCGCCGCCAGACGATCCGGCACATAGTACAGACCTGGCACCGCCTCGACCGGCTCAAGCCTGCCGGCGTCATAATCGCCAGCGAGCGCGTCACGCTGGTCTTGCGTCAGGATGATCATTTAGACGGCTCCCACGGCGGTGAGGTAGGTGTTGAGACGGGTGTGGAGGTTCGCGTGCTCCGTGCCGGTCAGGCTGCCGCCGAGGAACGCGGCCGACAGCTGGGCATCGGATTGGGAGCCCGCCGCGCCGCTGCCGTTGGCGGCGAGCAAATAGACTGAATATGGCGAGGGAGAGCCGGAGCCTGCGGAACCGGTATTCTCAAGGGCACCGTTCCGGTAGGTGTGAAAGGCCGTCGCGCCGCTCCGGTCTGCCACCAGCAAGCCGGTCGCGACTTCGGAGTCAGTACCCCCATCCAGCAGCCCGCCATTCGGCCCCCACACCCGCCACTCGACACCATCGCTGCGGCGCTGGATTCGGGTGAAGGTCGAGGATGACGAATTGTCACCGGTGCCTAGATAGATGTCACCATTGTCAGATGCGACTTCTCGCACCCAGATACCGGCGCTCGCGCTGTCCTGCACAAAGTTGACGGCGTCCGTGCCGGGCACAAACTGAGTGTCCAGATGGGTCGACGTGTTGTCGCCCTTGAAGCCTCGGTCTGCCGTGAACACCGGCGCATTGACGGGCAGGATCGGCGAGCCCGCGGGGTCCATCCAGTTCAACGCCGCCGCCTGACTGTCGTGCGCTGCCAGCACCCACAGCGCATCCAGCTTGGCCCAGATCCCATCCGCCTTCAGCCCGGCGACCAGATCTTCGATCAGAGATTGGCGGGCGCCCGAAGGCGTCGAGGACATGGCGTTGATGATCACTTGCGCGTCCGGGTCCATGAAGACCGCGGCCGTGGTGAAGCTCCCGGCGAGCGACCACGCGCTGTCGCCATAGGTGGCGCCCGTATGCATCACCCACACATAGAAGCCCGTAGACGGCGTCAGATTGCCAATCGGGACAGTCCAGCTCGTCAGGTTCACGGCGTCGGCAAGGGATTGCACCACAACCGTTTCGCCCGCCGCGTCCGACGTGATCTTCCAACCCGCCGCAATTTGCGTGTCCACGCCGTTGACCACGGCGAAAACGCTGGACTCGATTGTCGGAGATTCCCCCACATCCGTTGCGCCGTTCACTGGGCTGATGATCGAGGGCCGGGCGACATGCTGTTCCAGATAGTCGGCCGGGTCATCGCCGCTCTGGATGTAGATCTGCCAGCCGGTGCCATCGTGCTCGAACATCACGACGCCGCCGACATTGGTCAGCCACGTGTCGTAAGGATCGCCAGGCACGATCACCTTGTTCGTCTCGCCCCAGCTCCGACCGCTATCGTGCAGCTCGAACCGATCGCCCTGCTCGGCTCCCGTCGGCAGGGCGGACAGCGTAACCGGGCCACCGGCCGTGGACACCGGATAGGCCATGCCGATCTTCGGTGTAAACGCGGCCGTCTGGATCTCGGCAACCTGCATACCGCCGCCGGTCGGCGGATCAGCCCAACCGGTCTCATAGTCCGTACCGCTGGCCTTCACGAGGATCTGCCCGGCCGTGCCGCCCGCAGGCAGCCCAGGACCGGGATCGCCCTTCAGGCCCTGCGGCCCCTCCGGTCCTTTGATGTTGCCGGTCGCAGCGCCCCAGGCGCCGCCCGCTTTCGGCCCGTAGACATTACCGGTCGTGGTGTCGATATAGCTGTCGCCGTCGATGCCATCGCCCGTACCCGGCGCTCCGGCGCCTGACAGGATCGAGGCGCCGTCATTGCCCTGCAGGCCCTGAAACGGCACGGCACCGGACCAGTCGCCCGATGCTCCGCTGCTCTTGAGGTAGAGAACCGCGGGACCGCCGGAACCGCCGTCACCATCCAGCGCCAGATAGGCGAACCCTTCGGCCTCTCCGTCATAGGTCGAACGGGCTGCGAAGGAACCCTGTGCGTCCCAGCTGAAGGGCTCGCCAGTATCGCCCTTGTCACCCTTGATGTTGCCGGTCGCGGCACTCCAGGCGCCGCCCGCTTTCGGCCCGTAGACATCACCGGTCGTGGTGTCGATATAGCTGTCGCCATCGACGCCATCGCCCGCGTCCGGTGCACCCGCCCCCGTCAGGATCGAGGCGCCATCCACCCCGTCCGCGCCGGCATCGCCCTGCGGCCCTTTGATGTTGCCGGTTGCAGCGCCCCAGGCACCGCCCGCTTTCGGCCCGTAGACATCCCCGGTCGTGGTGTCGATATAGCTGTCGCCATCGATGCCATCGCCCGCACCCGGCGCTCCGGCGCCTGACAGGATCGAAGCGCCATCGTCGCCATCCACCCCGTCCGCGCCGGCGTCGCCCTGCGGCCCCTTGATGTTGCCGGTCGCGGCGCCCCAGGCACCGCCCGCTTTCGGCCCGTAGACATCCCCGGTCGTGGTGTCGATATAGCTGTCGCCATCGACGCCATCGCCCGCGCCCGGCGCACCGGCGCCCGTCAGGATCGAAGCGCCGTCGACGCCGCCCGCGCCGGTTTCGCCCTGCCAGGCTCCCAGATCCACCCAGGCCGCACCTGTCCAGCCCGACGCGCGGCGCGGCGCTTCGGCATCGTTCGGGTCCGGGTGCGTGTAGTAATCGCCCACCGCGTTTCCCGCTGCGGGCAGATCCGCCACATCGTCCAATGCACCCTGCGGCGCCACGCCGGCGAGATCGGCGATCAGCTTGGCAGGACTGGGCAGCAGGTAGTCATTCCCGGCCGTGTCGGTGACCGGGTAATAGCCGTCATTGTTCGGGCCACCGGTCGCGGTGCCGGCGTACCAATCGACCCCTTGCTGCAGGTAGCGGTTTAGCGAGGTGATCGCTTCGGAAGCGAGCGCGGCCGAGACCGCCACAGCGGCGCCGCCCTTCGCCCATTTCGGCAGCTCGGCTTTCAGGGCTTCCACGGCCTCGGCCTGTGTGGTGACGCCGTTGTGATAATCGGCGACGATGCCCAGAAGGACCGCCGCGAAAGCGTCATTCGTCAGCGTTGCCATGCTCGCTGTCCTCTTGAGTTTCGGCGGCGCGCGCCGCCAGGGCTGCGTTCACTTCGCGCTGGTGCAGATCCAGCATCTCGGCACCGCCCGCGATGCGGGCGCGCAGCCGGTCGAGACGCCGGACCACCTCGCCCTCTTCCTCGCGCAGCTCGTACAGCCGGCGCAGCAAGGCCAGCTCCTCATTCGCCAGCGCCGTCGCTTGCTGCTTGACGGTTGCCGCCTCCTGCGGCTTCTGCGCGGCCGCGTTCATCGGCCGCTCCGGAAGACGTTCCGGCAGTGCCCCACCGTCGTGATGAGGGACCGCAGCGCGGTGCGCTCGCCGCTATCGGCGGGCAGGCGTTCGGCCAGCGCCTGCAGACCGGTGACGGCCGCGTCGAAGTCGGCCGACGCCAGGAGGGCCCGCCCCTCCTCAAGCAGCGGCGCCATCGCTTCGGCGCGCTGCTTCTGCAGGGCTTGGATCTGGGCTTCGATATCACCGACAGATGCCGGAGTGGATTTGGCAGGCGTGCTCATAACAAGCTCCTTCAGACCAGTTGCCAGTTGATAGGGGGGATGGTGCCGATTCCGTCGACGCCGCCGGCCGTCGTGGTAGAGCCGGAAATCGTCGTCTTGGTGACGTTGAGCATCGGGCCGTCGATATCGGCCCGAAGCTCGACCAGCACGTCGCGCTGTCTCAGACCCGACCGGATCTTGTTGCTGTCGATCGAGCCGTAGACACAGGTGTTGTTACCGGGGTTCGGATTGCGCGCCGCTACGCGCAAGCGGGCCCGCACCTTCGTGAAGGTCTCGCCGCCCTTGACCCAAGGGAAAGCCCCGGTTGAGACCACAGGCACGGTGCGGCTGACGGACTTTCCGAGCGGATAATCGGTGCCGACATTGGCGCCCGCACCGACATTCGACGCGGTCTTGTGGACGTGCTCGGCCGTCTTCCAGGCCGGGGGCGTATACACCTCTGTGGCTTGCGTCGGGTACTGGATCACCAATTCGACGTCGTCTTTGTAATAAAAATACTCGAACGAGTTGTAGGTCGCCCGGCAGGTGTGCTCGACGCTGACCGTCATCATCGAGCCCGGCTTGATCGGCAGGTCGGCCGTCTCCAGCGTCAGCGTGTTGAATTGCGTCGTGCTCGACGTCGTGCCGCTCGCTGTCGTCCAGACGAATTCGTCCAGGTACGTCGCCGCGCGCAGGCCCAGATTGCCCGCCTCGATCGTGCCCGCCTTCAGCGTTCCGGCCACCATCAAATTGCCGTCGATCGACACGTCGGCCGTGAAGTTCACCTTCCCGTCTGCGATCGCGAACGGATAGTAGGCGGTTCCGCCGGCATCGGTGGATACCAGGGCGAAGTTCTGCGCGACGAGGTAGATGCTGCTGGTGATGCCGTCGATCTCGTAACCGGTGACGACACCGTTGGCACTCAGCGCCAGCGCCGCCCGCAGTTCGAGATTGTCCGTGACGGTGAAAAGCTGGGTGATCGAGTTCGTGATACCGTCCGTCGTGGTCGACAAGCTGGTAATCTGGCTCGCCTGACTAGCCGAGGCCGACTGCAGCGTCACGATCTCGCTCGCGCTGTCCGCGTCGGCCGCATAGAGACCGGACAGGACCGTGACCAGCGGCCCATCTTCGCCCACCTCTACGGTCGAAACCGAAAGCCGGAAGGCTTCGCCGCCCGGCGCCACGGCTCCCAGCAGCTGGAAGAGTTCGGTGAAGGCACTGTCTGCGTCAGTCCGCGCCGTCACTTCCTGCAGGAAGGCCGAATAGTTGTTGTCGACCGCCGTCTGCACCAGCTGCCGGGCCTGCGCTTCGGCAAGGTCTCCCTGTATGCGGAGCGCGGCCTCGTCGACGATCGCGCCCTCCGCATTATCCACCCGGCCGGAGAGCACGGTGCGCGCCGAAGCTTCCAGCAGATCGGCCTGTATGCGCAGCGCGGTTTCTTCGGTGATTGCGCCCTCGGCATCATCCACACGGCCTGCCAGGACATTGCGGGCGCTGGCTTCGAAGAGGTCGGCTTGCACCCGCAGCGCGGTTTCCTCGGCAATCGCGCCCTCGGCATCGCCCACCCGGCCGGTGATCAGCAGGCGGTCCTCGAACGCGACGGCATCCGCCTCTTCGCGGATGGTTCGCTCTTCGATGACGCGCAGCCCGACCGGCAGGCCGTCCAGGTATCCAAGGCTGTCCAGGTAGTCCTGTATCGCCTTCATGCCGGCGGCGAGGCGCAGCACAGCGTCGGACAGGTATTCGTCCAGCTCCGCACCCTGCCGGACGGCGTCTTCGAGATCGGCCAGCACCTCTTCGGCAGTGCGGCCACCGAACGAAACCGTGTCCGATGAAATCAACGTATCCGGCACCGTCACGGCCAGCACTTCGGCGGGCTCTGCCGTTTCCGCACCGCGCTCATTGCGGTAGGCCAGCCGGAAGTCATAGGTCTCGCCGGGCGTGAGGCCGCGCACATCGCCGGCGCCGGTGCGCGGCGGTTCGATATCGACCTGCAGGAAGTCCGCGCCGCTGCCGGTGACACGGGCATAGATCAACAGCGCGGCAATGCGCGGATCCTCGACCGGCGCCCAGCTGATCGTCACGCCCGGAACGGCGGATCCGGACGGGCCCGCGAAGGTGGCCGGCGTGATCGACACGTCGGCGGGCACGGGCACGGTTTCATCCGCACCGATCTCCGTAACGATCAGCGGCTCGCCGGCACGGCCGTTCGTGCCCAGCGCGGTGATTTCCACATCATAGGTACGGCCCGGCTGGCCGGGCGGCAGCGCCACGACGCGCGCATCGGCGTCCAGATCGGCCAGCGCCTCGAACTGGTTGTCCGATCCTTCCTGCGGCGATTGCCGCCAGCGCACGCGGAAGCCTTCCAGATTGTCCGCCCAGGTGTCCGGGACCGTATAGCTGACGAAGATCCCGTCGGCCGTGACGGAGATTGCCGCCAGGGCCGGTGTGGGCGGCGTCTGCACGCGCGGCAGGGTGATGCGGGTATCGAAGGCCGGTACCTCGCCCTGATCGACCAGGAAGCGCTCCGGCGCATAGGCGACCGCCTCGATCTTCGCGCCGAAATTCCGGCCCGGCCGGATCCGCTTGATCAGGATCTGGGCGGTTTCCTTGCCGAACTCGCCAAAGGCGACCAGCTCGCCCAGGGCGGGCGCTTCGGCCGGATCGACCGGTTCGGGCAGGGTGAGCACATTGGCAGCCCCCGGCACGGTGGCCAGCTGCAGCGCGCTCGAGACCGACACGCGGAAGGATCCCGATCCGGTGCCCGCCTCTGTCACCTGCCGCCAGCGGATGCCATAGGCCTTGCCCGCTTCCATCACCAGGCGGCCCTGGGACAGATCGGGTTTTTCGTCCAGAACGATGCCGGTGACATCGCCCGCTTCGTCGGTGATCAGTTTTTCAACCCGGCCGGATCCCAGCCCGACCAGCATCACGTCATGGGCAACGGCCGCCAGGTGACCGACGTGCGAAACGAGGCTTTCGATATCGACATCGAATTCGAAGACTTCGGTCTGATAAAGCGAGGTGTAGAGCCAGAAGCGCGCCAGCTTCCACACCTGATCCGGATCGGTGACGCCGGGCACTTCGAATTGTTCATAAAGGGTGGCCGCCACCGTGCCGGCCGGGCCGCCGCCATCCTCGCCCAGCTCGGAATACCCGTCCGCAAAGACGAGCATTTCATCCGACCGATATCCCTCATTCTCATTGATGAAGGGCACGCGCAGGCCGTGCACTTCGCCCGGGAAGGTCTTTCGGAAGCGAAACCCGCGCGTCGATCGCGGGGTGAAAAGCTGGCGCTCGCCCTCGGCTCGTTCGCCATCGATGATGACCGACAGCTTGCCATTGATCTGCACCGGCCTGGCGCGGGCCGCGGCGCACACCTGGCGTGCCGCCTCGCCGCGCGAGATCGGCCGGTCGAACACGCGATTGCACTTGTAGTCGTTCAGCTTGCACCACTGGTGGAAGGCCGACCATGCGGGCCAGTCGATCGCATCGTCCGGCCGCGGCTTGGCCGTGTGGCCGCCGCGATAGAGGAAGAGCGCGCCGTCAGAGGCATATTGCGTCGGCCCGGCCGGCCAGTCGTCCGGCGTCACGGCCGACAGATCGGCATCTTCATCGTCGGCTATCGCGGGATCCAGCGTCTCGGCAATGCGGGTGACATCCAGATTGATCGTGTCGATCACGCCATTGAGCTGGTCGGACGCCTTGATGCGCACGGCCATATAAGCGAACCCGTCGACCGGCATGGGATTGCGCGAGGAGATCGAGCGCAGGGCCGACCATTGCATCTGGTCGAACAGGGTCTTGCCATCGCCCTGCGGCGTGTCCGTGCGCTGCAGTTCGACCTCGTATTGCCCCTCCGGCACGGCCGCGCGCAGCTGGACGGCAAAGGGCTTGCCGGGCGTCGATCGCGCGATGGTTTGCGCACCCGTCACCGTGCCGCCGGGCAGATTGCCCGACCAGTTTTCCAGATCCGGCTCGGCATCGAACCAGCCGAACCGGTCGCGCCCCGCATCGGCCGCGGCCGCGTTGGCCTGCGGTGCGCTGGCGCGGGCATAGGTCCAGACGCCGGTGGATCCGGCCGGCCGGTAGCGCATGTTCACGCTGGCCGACAGAGACTTCCATTTGCCCTTTGAATCGATCTGTCCCAGGCCTTGCGGGAAGAAGACGATGGCGATCAGCTCGGTTGTCTTGGTCTGGCTGGTGCGGCTCACCCAGCCGGCATTGTCCAGCACAACGCCCAGATCTTCGGTGTAAGGATCGTCGCGATAGAGCGAGATCGGCGCATCGCCGGGCTTGGCGCGCACCTCGTATTCCACGCCGGCATACTCATCGATCGGCGTTTCGCCGATGCGGATGTTCGCATAGTCCAGCGGCATCGGGCCGAGGTTCAGCAGATAGCGAAGCCAGACCTGATCGCCCGCCACATCCTTGACCGGCATGCCCTGCAACGGCGGATAAATCCGGTGCGTGCCGATGAAGGTGGGGAAAGGCTGGTAGGGCGTGGCGCGATTGCGCGCGCCATCCACCGAATACACCGGATCCGGCGAAGCCATCCCGTCCAGGCTGGGCTGCGGCGGCGGCACCAGCGCATTGATCGCCAGCGAGCCGACCACCACCACAGCGGCCGAGGCCAGCGCGGCGCCGATCGTCTGCGCTGCAAAGGCCGACCCCCACACGCCTGCGAGTGCCCCGCCACCTACCCAAGCCGCGACAGCGATCAGGGCAATCTGCAGCACGGTGCGGAGGATCTTGCCGCCATCGCCGCCGGCAGGCCGCACCGACATCAAAACGCGCGCACCTTCGGCCGGGCAGGTTTCGCCCCACGCATCGCGCGGCACGGCCACGCCGTCGACATGGGCCACCAGATGTGCGCGGATCACCGGATCGGCGACAAAGGCTTCGGCCATGTCGGCCAGGCTGGCGCCGGCCGGCGCCTGAACCTGGTCGACTGCCTTGAGGTCAAACGGGTGCAGGGCCAGCGTGACGGCCGTGCCCGCCTCCAGCGCCGCACGCGAGCGCGCGCGCAGGGCCGGAACGCTAGGCCGCAAAGACAGACCGGTCGCAGTGTCAGTCATAAAAGCCCTCGACACGCCGGGCCCAGACATGGGCCGACAAGTTTTCGATGATGGTGGCCGGCACCCCCGGCCGGGCACCGGCCGGGTGATGGGCGTGCAGGAAGAGGCCGCGGCCCAGGCACAGGCCGACATGCACGGGGCGCCCCGCCACATTGAACAGGACGACGGCGCCGGGCCGCGGCCCGTCCAGCCGCGACCATTGGCCGACATGGGCGCCGATCAGGCTGGCCTGCAGGTCGAAGCGTTCGGTCTGGCTGGCCGGCATGGCGCCGGAATAAAGATCGGCATGATCGGCCGCAGGCCGCCCGAAATGCTGCGGCCGGCACCAGGCGATCAGGCCCCAGCAATCCCAGCCGCGCGGATCCCGGCCGCGCCACAGCCAGGGCGTTGCCAGATAGGGCCGATGCCAGCCCGGTTCGGGGCGCATGGCGTCAGAACAGGGCGGGCGCGTGGGCCGGCACGAAGGAGTACGACACCAGCTGCTCATTGCTGTCGTCTTCCACGGCGAGATCGCCGGCGATCTGCAGACGGTCGCCCGATGCCGAGACCATGCGCATGGCCGGCAGGGTCATTTCCACCGTGTCGGGATCCGCGGCCAGCACGATCTCGACCGTCACATCCAGCGCCGTGGTGAGGCTGCGCAGAACCAGGGCGATGCGCTGATCCACATTGTCGATCGTGATCGAGGCCAGCCCCGCATCGCCCTCGCCCTGGCCGGGCAGGACCAGATCGAAGCCATAGGCGGTAAACGTGTTGCCGCGGCTTTCGATATCGACGGTATTGTTCACGAAGCGCAGGCGGCCGCCCGACACGTCCAGCTCCGGAAAACTCTCGCCCAGATCGGCGAGATCCGGGTGATAGATCGAGACCAGGGCCAGATAGACCTCGTCTGTCTCCTGGGCGACAACGCCCGCGACAAAATCACGCGACGGCATCGATCAGATCCAGTTCAAAGCTGACAGTGAGTTTCGCGCCCGGGCCGGGCCGCACTGACACGCCGCCACGGCCGCCGACGATCCGGGCCAGATGATCCGTGTCCAAGAGGCCGTCATGCCAGTCAAAACGCTTGGCGCCGTCGGCCAGATCGTCGCGGATCCAGGGCAGGAACACGTCCTTGTATTGCGCCACGGTCCAGCGGAATTGAACGCGCACCTTGTCGACCGCCATTGTGGAGGTGCGGCGGCCCTTGGGCGGGCCGTCATCGGTCTGGCTTTCCTCGCAATTCTTGCCGAGATTATAGCCAAAGCCTTCGCGCGCCGGTTCCGCCGGCAGGCCTGCCGGCCATTCGATCGCCATCAGCGCACCCCCGGGGATGGATTGAAGCCATAGCGGGTGTGCATTTCCTCGTCGAACTTGCCGCTGCCCAGCATCCCGCCGATCTGTTCTTCCAGCCAGATGGTCAGCTCGCGCGTTCCGTTCGCCGAACGGCGTTCGCTGGCCCGGGCGCGGCCGCCCTGCCCGCCGCCGCGTTCATCCTTCAGCGTGATGTTCAGATCGCCCAGATCGACCCGCGCCGGCGCCTGGCCACCCCCGCCGGTCTGGCCGGTCATGTTCGGCAGAATGCGCACGGTTTCGTCGGCCGACACCCAGGCGGTGGGCTTGTTATTGATCGACAGGAGATTGTTATCGATGCCGCGATTGCCGCCGATCAGGATATCGGCGCCGCGATCGAAGCCGGGCAGTTTGCCCAGCCCGGCCGTCTTGCCGCCGCCGAAGAAGCCGGAGACAAATGTGTCCAGCGCGCCGGCCAGCGGGCCGATGATCCAGCGCTGCTGCATCATCTCCATAAAGGTGTCGACGATGCGCGAGCCCATGCGCTCGAACGCCTCGCCCGCATCATCGGCATTGTGGCGGATGTCCGCCAGACCGTCCGATATCGAGTCCAGCGCCCGCACCCCGCCGCGGTCCAGCATGTCCATCGTGTCGGAATACTCGCGCGCCATCTTTGCGAGGCCCGGCAGGCGGTCTTCCATGCGGATGACATTGCTGTCTTCCTGCCCGTAAAGCGCGTCCTTCACCCGCTCGATCTCCGCGGTGATGATATCGGCGTGTTCCGGGCTGTCGGCCCACAGCTTGTAAAGATTGCCCAGCCGCTCGCGCGCCGCATCGGCGGGGCCGATCAGCAATTCCAGCAGCTCCTTCTGGGCTTCCAGAGGATCGTTCGCCGCCGCGGCCGCACCGGCCGCCTTGCGCTCTTCATCAGTCAGCTGTTTGAGCGGTTCCAGCAGGTCCAGCGCGGCGCGCCGGTGACGCAGGATTGCCTCGATCTGTTGGTCGGTGATTTCGATCCCGTTGGCCTGGGCCAGCTGCAGCTCGCTTTCCAGCTCGGCCACCTGTTCCAGCGGCGTCATGATCGAGCGCAAGGATTGCTCGACCAGATTGCGCAGCTCGGCCTGGCGCTGGGCCGGCAATTCATCTGCTGCACCTCCGGCATCATCCCAGCTCGCCACCATCGAGCGGTAACTGGCCAATGCCGACGCGGTGTCGACATCGATCGACATGTCCATCCGGCCCATCTCGAACAGCCGGTTCTGGATCTCGCGCAGCTGCTCCTCTGTGCGGGCCAGATTATCCGCGACTTCCGGCCGGAACATCGCCGGCAGGCTGTCACTTGCCAGCTGCGCCTGAAGGCTATCGACGAGCCGGGACAATCGCACTTCTTGCAGCTGCAGCTGCTCGGTGCTTCGCTCTTCCAGCTCGACCCGTTCCAGCGTGACTGATGCCCGCCATTCGGCAATCCGCGCCGCCGCTTCTGCGCGCTGAACGGCAAGATCCAGCGTTGCCAGGGATTCCAGCTGCCCGGCCCGCTCCGCGCGCAGTTCAGCTTCGCGAATGGCAGAAGCAGCATCGGCGAACCGCTGGATCGCAGCACCGGACAGCGACGCATTGATGCGCTCGGCAGTGTCCAGAAGCCGATCCATTTCCTCGGTTGTCTGCTGAAGCAATGGCGCCGCTTCGCGCAGCCCCAGCTTATCGGCGATGACTTGCCTCTGGGTCGGGTCCTGGATCTCCCGCATGCGGTCCAAAACCGTGTCCAGAATGGTGGTCACGTCCGCGCCACTGTCCACAAGATCCCGCATGCCCAGGATATCGAAGGCATTGCGCGCCTCGCCCTCCCCCCGCGCGCGGTATTCACCAATGCGCTTGGACAGCTCCTCCAGCCCAGCCAGTATGGGCGCACCTTCGCCGCCAGCCAGTTCGACGGCCGAAACCAGAGACATTACGCTTTCCGCAGCCAGACCGGATGCGCGCTCGATATTCTCCAGCTCTTCCGCCCAGAAAGCCGTTTCGCGACTGCGTTCCATCAGAACGAAGACTTCGCGCGCAGCCATAGCTAGCACGCCCAGTCCCGCCGCCGCGGCCAGGCCCCACGGTCCCACGGATGTGAGGAAGGCCCCGACAGGCCCGGCACGCTGTGCCAGACCGTCCATGCCGTCCTGCAGCTCGCGGGTGGCGCGGTCGACCAGTTTGAAGTCCTGCTGTGTCGGCTTGGCGGCGCGCGATAGATCGCGGAAGACGCGTTCGCCTTCCGGGCCCAGCTCGCCCAGGCGACGCTTCAGTTCTTCCTGGCCGCGCAGATCCAGCTTGATCGCGACCGTGCCTGCATTGCGGCTAGCCATCCTGATCTTTCTCCGTTCGTTCGTCGCGTTCGGCGAGACCGTCGCGAATGCCCGTTTCGGCCCGTTGCAGCAGCTCTCGCGCCAGTTCGGCATCGATATCCGGCCCCAGACGCCGCAGCGCCTCGCCCGTGTCGATGCCTTCGAAGCCGCCCCATCCGGTGCGGAAACACCCGCCCTTTCTCACCGTGTCGAGAACCCGCTGGCCGGTGAGCGTGAGAGGGGCAAATTCCACCTGCGGACACAGATGGCGGGGCGGATCGTCCGGCCCGTCCTTGCGCGGATCGCGCACCCGGCCGCCATGGGCGCAGGCGGCATCGACTTCCAGACAGTGGCCGCAGTTCTCCGCGCCGCCTGCAAAGAGATACTTGCAGACGGCGCTTAGGCGTTTCCCTCGGCCGCGACCTCTCCGACGATCGCGTTGATGCGGGCTTCCACTTGCGAGGCGATGTAGGAATTGCGCATCGCAGCGGCGACGGCTTCGAAGCCGGGCTCGACCAGCTCGCCGGATACGCGATCGCCGAAGCCTTCCCAGCTCTCGACCAGCACGACCGCGTGGTAGATCAGGGCCAGCGTGCGGATCGCGCCATCGATCCCGGCCTCCATCCCCAACCGCTGCACCGCGCGAAGCACGCCCAGCGCATCCAGATCGGCGCGGGCACGCTCAAGGAAAGCCTCATCGTCTTCGCCCTCATTACGCGACGGAACGGCCCGCCGGGCGGCGGCAAACGCCGCCTTCTCGGTTGCCGTGGTCGGCCGGGCAATGACGATGTGGGGAATGACCGTCTCTTTGCCGGTCTTGAATTTCAGCGCCGGCAGGTCAATGCGATACGTGTCCTGCCGGGGTTTCAGATCGAGCGGGATCATTCGGTTTCCCCGGGATAGGCGGCGATGCCGTTGATCAGGGTGAGGGTTGCGGCGGCGGCCGTGTCGGTCACCTCGCTGCGCACCTGATAGCTTTCCGTGCGCAAGCCTTCGCCGCCGACGGCGCGTTCGGTCGGCACGAAACGCGAGGCGGGCATGGCGATGGTCAGCGAATTGCCGGCGTCGGTCTCGAACACCAGCTTGATGTCCTGCGGCGTCTTGGCGCGCGACACGTCGTGCCAGACATTATTGACGACGCGGAATTGCAGGTTCGACAGGATCGAGGTGTTCACGTCCGGCGTGAATTCCTTTGCCACCCGGTTCGGCGACCAGGCGCCGCGGAAGGGCACCAGTGTGCGCGACAGATTGATATCGCCGCCCATGATGTTGGCCATGATCACATCGTCGGCCATGACCTTGCAGCCCTTGGCCGCGGGGAAGGGATTGAGCGCCAGGGCCGTGCCCGGCGTGCCGATCGGGCTGGTGCCGGGTTTGGCGATATCGCCCGCCATGCCCTGCAGGCTGATCTGGCGCCGGCCGCGTTCCGGCGTGAGGCCGATGCGCAGGCTGGACCAGGTCACCGTGTCGGCCAGGCGCCAGTCGCCGCCCTCCTGCCAGGCGAAGGATCCGCCGGCATGCTCGCGCGCACCGGATTTGAAGACATGGGTGTATGGATCGTCGCCGGTGGGATCCTCAACGCGCAGCAGATGCGGCAGCACCCAGCCCAGCTGGTTGAAGCACAGCGGCAGATCGAGATTGAACCCGCCCTCGACCAGGTCTTCGGCCGGGGGCTGGGCATCCATCACGTTTTCGGCGGCCAGACCGATCAGCGGATCGTCGACCAGATCGTCGCGCCGGCGCGGCGTGAGCGTGTAATAGTTGAGCGGGTTGTAATTGCCCGTTGCGGCCGTGCCGGCGGCCAGCTGGGCAAGCGTGTAGAGTTTGACCTCACGGCCGACCAATTGAGGCATGGGAAGTCTCCTGGATTAGCGGAAAAACAGTCCGCCGAACGGCGTTCGGCGCACAGAAACCGGCTAGCGGCGGCCGGCGATCGTCAGATCGCGGGCCTTGGCGCGGCGCCAATGGACGCCCTCTGCGAACCCGGCCGCCTTGAGCGCTTCCGGGTCGCGATCGCGGATCTCGCCATGCGAGCCCAGCCCGTCGGCCGTCTTGAGCACGACGATTGCGACGGGTTTGACGGCGGTCTTGGGCGCAGTTTCGCCCGTGCCGCCGGATTTGGCAGGTTTACTGGCCATGCTGGCCTCCTTTCAGGGTGGATCCGGTCAGCCGACCGGGGACAGGGCGACGAATTGCACCGCAATCGTCAGGTCATGCGCGGTTTCGGCCGGCAGGCCGTCCGCTTTCAGGTCTTCCGGCTGGAAGCGGCGGGCCTCGGCATAGGTGGCCTGGCCGCCCAGCGTGTAATTCGCGGTAATCGCGGCCACGATGGCCTTGCGGATCTCTTTCACCCGGGCATGACGGTCGGCATCCTCGCCGGCGACGGCATCGACGCGCACCACGAACAGGGCTTCGACATCCCAGGTCTGCGGATCGCCGTTCAAATACGCGATGGTGTCGACTTCGCCGTCGGCCATCATCACCTTTTCGCGCACGCCGCCCGTATCGCCCTCCGGCGCATCGATATCGACCATGCGCGGATCCCGCACCGCGAATTCCGGCGTATCGTCCAGCGCGTCCAGAGCGGCCCGGATCACCGTTTCAACCGCGGCGCGGGCCTCGTCGTGATCGATGATCGCGGTCATGGGCTTTCCCCTTCGCGGCCGAAGCGGCGGCGCGTGACTTCCAGGAAGGCGCGGGCGAAACGCTCGAGGCCTTCGCGGCCGATCGCCTCGGCTATGGATTGCGGATCCACGACCTTCGGCATGATGGCCGCCGGCACCAGAATGAACATGACGACGCCGTTTTCCTCGCGGCCGCGCCGCAGCGTCGTCTTGCTGGCCGGGCCGTATCCGCTCTTGTTCTTCTGCACCCTGTCGGCGACCAGCAGGACCAGATCCTTGCCCTTCACCTTGATGGCCCGCAGCTTTCCGAACTTCCGTTCGGCCGCGACCAACGCGTAATTGCGGGCCCGCCGCAGCCGGCCGGACTGTCCGAAGCCGAGGCCGGATTGCGGGGCATTTTCCGTCGGGATCATCAGGTATTTGCCGGTGCCGGCACGAACCGTGACGCCCTCGGAAAACGCCGTGATGATGTGCGGCGCGTTCGACCACCACCCGATGGACGGCGCGATGGACGCCTGCCCGCCCTTGTTCGGCCAGACACGCGAACGCCAGGCATTGGCCACCTTGCGGCCCAGCGCCGGCTCTGTGTCTGTGCGCAGCTGGCGCTTGCCCCAATCCTCGATCGCGTCGGCCGCGGCCATTGCGGCCTGCGCCAGCTCCTCGACCGTGACGTCGATATCGCCGGCGAGTTCCTGGACGATATCGATATCAATGCCGAAATCCGGCTGGCCCAGCATGATCAGGCCGGCGCGTCGACCAGGTCGAGGATCCACTCACCATTGTCGGCGCGGGGCGCGGCGTCGATCTTGAGGCGTTCGCCATTGGCGCGGGTCAATATGCCGCCCTGCCGCGGACGGACGCCGGCCGCGGCCAAAGCCGGATCGGCCGTCTGGATCCGGCCGAAACGCTCTTTCGTCAGGATGTTGCCAAACTCGCCCGCATTGGCGGTGCGGTCCTGTTCATCCCGGATCACCCGCACGCCTTCGATGCCCGCGCCGCCGGGCGGCGTATAGGTCATGTCTGTGCCGAACTGCGCATAGAGCGCCGGCAGCGCCGACGCCGCAAACAGGGCATCGAAGGCGGACAGGTCTGTCATGGATCAGACGCGCTCGAGCTCGCCGGCGGCGACACGGGCCGCCGCGCGGGCATTGGCCAGGCGGATTTCCGCGCCCGTTTTAACCACGCGATAGCGGCCGACACCGGAGGCGACCGTTACCGCACCCTGCGCATCAGCCGCTGCGTCAGGCGGCGCGGCGGTGTCGTCACCTTCACCGGCCGGTGTCTCTGCCGTAGTTTCGGCCTGGGCGTCCGCACCGGCGTCTGCATCGGTCTGATCGCCGGCCGGCGGCGTGGCGGCCTGATCGTCCAGCCCCAGGCCCGGATCCGCTTCGGCCTTCGCCGCGTCGGCCGCCTTGGGTTGCGCGGCTTTCGCGGGCGTCTTGCCCGCACTCTTTTTCGTCGTCATGGGGATCTCCCGTCTGGCACCCGTCACAAGGCCATAGGCCCTCGACTGAAGCCCTGGCCGGATGCGCACCCAGGACTTGAGAAGAAGGCCGGCGGACACCGCCGCCGGCCCTTGTGAGTTGGGGAGGGATATCGATCAGGCCGGATCGGCGCCGTCCTTGCCCAGCACGAGAAGTTCGGGACGCTTCACATACGGCGTCGGATTGGATTCGGTGTAGATCTCCACGCCCTTGCCGTGATCCAGCTCCTTTGCCGAGGCGAACAGCTGGAAGAAGCCGCCGAAGTCCGGATCCGATTCCAGCGACGGAGGCGTGTTCACCTCCATCATCGTGTCGGGCGGCGAGAAGGCCGTGCGGAACGTGTCCATGGTGCCGGTCGGGAAGAAGTGAGCATCGCCGGCCGTCACACAATCGACCGCACCCGTCTTGAGCGGCGCCTTGCCCTTGTATTCGATCAGTTCGATCTGGCCGTTGAAGTCGAACTTGCGGCCCCAGTTGCCGCCCCGCATGTCGCGATCCGGCCTGTGCAGCGCCATGGCACCCTGGTGCTGCAGATAATATTTCTCGACCTTGGGATGCTGAACAAAGCGATTGAAGAACCGGGTCGAGACAATGCCGGTCACGCCGGTCATGATCTCGCCGTTGAGGTTGCGGCCGATCGCGTCGCCAACCTGTTCACAAGCTTCCAGCACGTCAGCGTCTTCATTGGTGAGATCGAAGTAAACCGTCTCCTGCTCCTTGCCGAAGAAGGCGTGCATGTCGAGCAGCACCGTGGTGCCGTCGCCGTCCAGGATCTTGCCCTTGAGGGCCCCCAGACGCAGCCACTCGATCGTCTGGTAATGATCGCGTGCCAGCCGCGCGAGCTTTTCGGCCAACACCTGGTCGACCGACTCGTCGACCTTTTCGCGGCCCAGAACCCGCAAGCGGTCCTGGACATCGGCCGGCCGGATCACATCGGGCTTTTCGAAATGCGCGGTGGTGAAAGTGCGGGTCTTGCCACGCGGACGGTCATTGCGATCCTGCGGGCCGCCGCTGCGCTCGGTGCTGTTGAGCACCACGACCCCCTCTTCATTCTCACGGATCTCGACCGTGGTCGAACCGATCGGCTCGTCTTCAAACAGGCCGAGACCGCCGATCAGGCCAAACAGGTTGGGCACGCGGTTGATCTGGGTGGTCAGCGCCGTGCTGTTGTAAAGAAATTCGAACATGAGTTCGGGTCCTTTCGTCACTAAGGAGCCGCGGCCCCGGACAAGCGGGACCCGGATCTCACAGATGGTTTGGAAGAGAACGGCCGGCGCGAAGGCCGGCCGTCAGGCGGGTCAGGAAACGTCGACCACGTGGATGCCCAGAGCCGCCAGCTGGGCTTCGATTGCGGCCTTCTGGGCGGCGGTGGCGCCGGCCGGATAGACCAGGCGCTGGCGCGCCACTTCGGCCGGCCCCTTGACCAGAGCCGCGACACGGCCATCCGCACCATCGGCCGCTTCGGCCTTGCGCACGCTAACGCCCGCCACACGGCCGCCGCCATCGACCGCCGTCAGGTCGAGGGCAATCGCCTTGCCGGCCACCGACGTGACCGAGATGGTGAAGCCATCGCCGATGTCGAATTCGGTGGTGGGCGTGTCGGTGCCGATGGTGAAGGCAATGGCGCCATTGTCATACGCCACGCCCTCGACGGCATCGGCCAGGCGATAGCCATCCGGGTCGTAAACGGCGAAGACCGCCGCGCCATTCGACTCGGCGATGCATTCGGCCGAATAGTCGCCCACGTTGGCATTGGCCTTCAGCGCGACACCCGACAGGGCGCCCGCGCCGACATTTCCGGCATTGGCCGCGCCGGCGATTGCCAGCGACGCCGTAAGGCCAAGAATGGTGCCGATGGCGATGGACCGCACGGCGCCGGAGCCCGCCAGGAGCGGGAGCGTCTTGCGGCAATAAGTCGGGTCGAGTTCATATTTGAGGACGTCCGAGATCGACCGCGGTTCATCGTACGTCTGACCTGCAAGCAGAGACATGGTGTCAGTCCTTTCCGGCTAACGGGTTGAAGAGGTGCGCCGGGCGATCAGCGCTTGGTGCGGGCCAGGACACGGTCCATGGCACGGCCCAGGCCGGCATTGCGTTCCGCATCCGGCTTGGGATCGTCGGCCTTGCGACCCGGCTTCACACCGGCGCCGCGGCCACGCATGGCGTCCTTGAGCGGCGAGCCCTCGCGCGTGGCGGACTTGAGAGTGCGCAGGGCCGTGGCGTAGCGCATCTCGCCGGCGGCCACGTCGGCCGCGAGCGTGCAGCCCAGGCCGGACTTGCCATCGCGCGCGGCGATGCGGCCGATCTTGCGGCCCGCGGCGGCCAGGGATTTGGGCTCGTCCTCATCCTCGGCTTCCGGATCTTCGGGGTCGGTTTCCGCTTCCGGATCGTCCTCGTCGTTTTCGGCTTCCGGATCCGTATCCTCCTCTTCGGACACTTCATCCGGATCATCCCCCTCGCCCTTAGGCGTGGCCGAACCATCCGAACGGGGCGGCTTGACGGAAACACCCAGGGACTTCAGGCGGTCAATCGCCTTTGCGTCCCCCTTCGCGGCTTTGGCACGCAAGGCCGCGATCTCGGCTTCGATACTCATCGACAGCTCCTTTTTGCTGGTCGCGGCCGCGGGATCCGTTTGCGAAGCAGCGCGGCCGGAAGCCGCCTCGCTGGAGGGTGTTAGCCCGGCCAGGGCGCGGGCGGCCTCGAAGGCCTCGTCTTCATTGAGGACGGCATCGAGCAGGCCGGCGGCGACCGGATCGAGATCGCCTTCCGCGCCAGCCGTGAAGGTGCGGGCCTGCCAGCCCTTCACAGTCTCGAGCGAGATCCCGCGGCCGGTGGCGACGGCTTCGAAGAAGAATGCGGCGTGCGCATCGATTTGCGCCTGGAACATGGCGCGTTCGGATTCGGTGACTTCGCGGAAGGGCGAGCCCATGTCCTTGAACTCGCCGGACTTGAACTCTTCGCGTTTGACCTTGTCTTCGGCCATCATGCCGGACCAGTCGAACCAGCCCATGCGAACGCCGATCGAGCCGAGGCCCGCACCGCGCGGCGCATAACAGGCATCGCAGCTGGCTGCGATCTGCTGGGCGGCGGAATAGGCCATGTGACAGAAGGCCACGAGCGGCTTGCCGCCGGAGCCCTGCCGGTTGGCCTGCATCATCTCGGACAATTCGTCAGTGCCGTAGGAGAGCCCACCCGGGCTGTCGATCAGCAGCATGACGGCGGCCACCCGCTCGTCTTCATTTGCGGCCCGGATCGCCTCGGCAATGTCGGCATAGCCGGAGTTGAAGCAATCGTCCCAGAAGTCCCAATAGCCATTGCGGGCCAGAACGCCCTGCACCTGTATCACCGCGCAGTCGCGCGCCAGGTAATAACCGTGCGGCGTCCATTCGGCCTCTTCGTGGAAACTCAACATCGACTCGACGCCGCCCGGTTCCCGGCCGCGCAGGACGCGCTGTGCGATATCGCCGGCGCGATCGAGCAAGCCGGGCCGGGCATCCTCACGATAACGCCAGTCGGCAACGCGCCCCAGGCGGCCCAGATGGTTTTCATAGCCGGCATGAAGCGCCAGCAGCACGGCGCCCTGCGAGGCGTTCATGGACAGACGGCGGCGGAGTGAGCGGGGCATGGCGGATCCTATTCGCTACCACCGCGTACGGCGGCGATCTGGTCGAATGAGCCGGGCGCGACGTTGGCGCGTTCGAAGCGCCGCTGGTCGCGCGCCCGTTCGGCGATGACTTCGTCGAGCGGCTTTCCGCGCTCTTCGGCGATGTCGGAGAATGAGGCCTGGAAATTCTCGACCTGCATGCGGTCGCCCTGGGCTTCCTTGACCGGGTCGACATATTCGCGCCGCGGGCCGATCCAGGTGCCTTTCACATAGACATCCGGCCGATCCATGATGTCCGGTGCGCCAGGTGGCAGGGCCAGCTGGCCGTCGTAGAACGCTTCCTGCAGGATGCAGAGCAGAGCAGGCTGGGCGAAATTGAGCACGTCGACGATCCGCTCGCGCTTTGCCATGCGGAAGGCGTCATTGATGGCGGTGCGGGCCGAGGAGAAATTCTCTTTCGAGAAGTCCCGCAGCATCATGTTTGCGGGCACGCCCGCGCCCGCACCGGCTTGCACCGCGAGTGCGCCGAAGAAATCGGCATAGGCGTTGGCCGCCCGCACCTTGTCATTGATGTCGAAATTATCGCCCGGGAAGGTGCGCAACACCTTGTTGGCGTTGATGTCCGAGCCGGACGCCTCGTAAAAGGCCGCTCGGGCCTCGAGCAGTTTGTCGGCATCGTTTCCGAACAGTTCGACCAGGTATTCCGGATCGAGGTGCGAGGAGATGCTGGCGAAGATCGTCGCGTTGATCAGGCGGGAGCGGGCTTCGGTATCGGTGGCCTCCTGGAAGGCACCGAAGCGGCGCAGCGAGGACGCCAGATCCGAGACACCCCGGGTCTGCCCGATCTCCCGGCGTCGCAGGCTGCGAAAATAGCGCGGCCGGCCGGGCGTCTCGTATCGATCGATCCAGTCGCCCTGCATCGACTTGATCGCCGATTTGCCGATATCGACAGGATGGGCGCGCAGGATGTGCAGGGCGATATCGCGGCCGCGCTCATCGGTGGCTACACCGGCGCGGACATCTTCAGCGTCCAGCGTATAGGACGTGCCATCCCTGAGCGCGATCTGGATGGCGCCGCCCCACCCGTCTGCCCGCCCCATGGGATTGGCGAGGCGCGCGGGATGTACCAGTTGAATGGCCGTGTGGAAGGGGAAGCCATCCCCGCGATCGTCGATCCAGTTGAACAGGCCGATGCTTTCGCCGTCGACGATGCGATGACGCACCGCCAGATCCAGCTGCAGGTCGAAGGGCAGCGCCTCTTCGTAATCGAGACGGAACAGCGGATCGCCGGTCGCGCGGCGCCAGGCATCCTCGATACTGTCGGTCAGGCGCAGATAGCGATCATCGTCCGGCGACAGACCGAAGGCCTCCGGCGGCGGCGCGGACGAGAACTTCCAGCCGGTGCCGACGATCAGCGACACTTTCTGTTCAACCGCGCTGTCGGCCAGCGGCTCATTGCGAACCACATCACGGACCCGGGGCAGCACCCGCAGGCGTTCGCCCAACCAGTTGCCATCGGCCGACCGGCGTGAGGCATTGCGCCCGGCAAACACACGGTCGAACGGGTCGGCCGCACGATAGGCCGTACGCCCGGCCCGGCTGGCGCCCGTGACATCCAGGGTGCCGGCGGCGGACTGGACGGCGGCGGGGCCACCGGCGGACATGACGGCGCTATACCGCGCCGCGGCAAGGCGGCGGGAGTCGGGTGACAGTCGCACGGGCGGCTCCTGGTTTAGAGATAGATCGGGCGGCCGGGACCGGCCTCGCCAGTGAGGCGGGCCCGTTCGGTGCGCAATTCGAACAGGCGCCGCCGCAGCGGCGCTTCGGGATCGCTGCCGCCGGCGAACTGGATCTCGCGATCGCCGTGACGCATGCGTGAGGGCTTGCCGCCGAGCGCGAGCTCATCAAGCGCCTCGCGGAATTTGGCGATGTCGGCATCGATCTCTTCGAGCGTGCGCGGCATGGTCGGCTCCTGTCGGGTGACGGTTCGGCCGCCCGGGCACAACGCACCCGGGCGGCCATGTTTGAAGCGGGCCCGGGGCATGCCCCGGCGGCCGGATCAATTCACCGGCGCTGCCTCGCTTCTCTCTCGGCGGGTATGAGGTGAAGGAAGTAGCAAGCTCGGAACTGGCGAAGCTGTTCCTGGCGTTGATTCGGTGGGGCTGCTGAAATTCTCCCCAACCGCCGCATCAAGCATCGCTTCTGGAAGGTTGTGCGCTGCAATTTCGGCCTAAAATCAGCGCTCAGGAGAGATTCTTCGTAGGAAAAAAGCCTGAGTTATCAACAAATGGGCGAAGCTTTCCACAGGCAAGCTTACTCCCCAATCTGGTTGGTTCACTCCAAACGATTCACAATGCCCAAGCGGCAAGTCGCTTAGTGTCAAGCGAAAAAGCAATGTGAAACTTTTACGACAGCGACGCGGTAGCCGTGCAGGTCGTGGTAAACCTGAGCCATCGCCAATGTAAGGACGTATTCAACAGCCAATGCTACGGATACTGCTCTCTCGCACTGAGCGAAACTCGCACTCTGGGCGGGCAATCCAGAGAGAAAGGAGAAACAGATATGGACAGCTGGATCCTGATAGCCCTGACCTCAGCGCAACTGGCGGCGACATTGGTGATGCTTCGCCAGAAGCGCTGAGGGAGGTAACCTCGAAAGGGCACACCTTGCTTGTATCACAACAAGCTTGTCGGCGAAGCCCCAATTAATCGAATGGCCAGGGCCGGAGCAATCCGGCCCTGTTTTCTTTTCGACCACCGAACGCCGTTCGGCGCCGGTGACATCCAGAGTGCCGCCGGCAAACTGGCTCTCGCGGTCGCCGTGACGCACATGCGACGGCCGGCTGCCGAACGTGAGCTCATCCAGCGCCTCGGGATTTTGCGATGTGGGCATCGATCTCTTCGAGCGTGCGCATCGGATAAAGCCTCCGGTTCAAGATGTTATGGGCTTTGCCCGGCTCGCAATTGACGATGCGTCGCACCGCGGCTACGGTGTCTAACAACTTGTTAGACACCCCGGACCGATTGCATGACTGACATGCCGCGCCTTTCAAAAACCGAATTCGAAATTCTCGACCAACTCATTGGCGGCCGGGAAAAATACGGTCTCGAACTCGTTAAATCGTCCAAGCATCTGAAGCGGCATTCGATTTACGTCTACCTGTCCAGAATGGTGGACAAGAAGCTGGTCGCCGACCGCGTTGCCCCCGACGAGGAGGGCAAAGAGCGCCCCAGACGCGTTTACCGGATTACTGGCCTCGGTCAGGCCGTTCACAATGCCTATGAGACGTTTGCCACAAGCTACGGTTCAAACGTCGTTCACGGCCTGCGGGTTGGGGGTTGAACGATGGCTAGTCACCTGCAAACTAGTGCAATTGAACGACTACATTCGATTGTACAAACAGCGCGTAAACAAGGGGCGTCAATTAGCGCAGAAGCCGAACATAAATTAACCCAAGAACTAATCGAACAAATTCACCAAGATCGAGACAACTATTGCGTACGTTTCGAAAACTTAAACATTTCAATGTTTAAAACTCACAAACGTAATCGTGGAATTACAAAGGTTATATTACGCGCAGAAAATTTCCATTTTTACAATGTTAGTCGAATGATTACCAATGCTTCTAATGCTGTCAAAAACATCGTAGGCGTTGGTAATGGATTTTCTGCGCCCGATGAAATCACTCGACCACCGGGAACAGCGTGGGACCTTTTTCTATCCAAGCTTTTTCCGCGACGAACTTACCAAGAGATTTTTTGCCAGATGCACTCTGACATGGTCGATGAGCACATCTGCGCCAAGGCACTTGGTAACACAATCCACGCTCGATGGTGTGTGGTCCGCTATTACATCGGCACCACCTATTCGATTGCGAGTTGGTTGATACTAAAGGCCTTCGACCCAATCGCGAAGATTTTCGGCACTTCAAAATAACGGTTTTTGGCCTCTTGTTCGCGCTAAATATTCTGTTCGTCACCCCTGCACCTATGATCGGTAGCACCTAGAAGATATTCCGGCATACCGGTTCTACATTCTACTGGAGCAGTGACGGCACTCCTCTTGCCGTTCGAGATCGCACTTCTTATCCCGCAATGCCTGTTCTCTGATACAGCGCCGATTGTTCAGCACAATCGACAGTTCACTCCATCTGCGCTCCAAGGCGAGGTTCTTCTAAACGTTAAAGAATCGCGACGCCCGGGTTCAATTATTCTTCATCATGGCTCTCTTAACCTTTGATCAACCTTCACTACCGTGTCGTAAACAGCGCCGTTTCACTCGCTGCGTCAGAAGGTTAGCAGCTCGCACTCCGGGCGATCATACCGGAGAGGAAGGAGTGACAGATATGGACAGCTGGATCCTGATAGCCCTGACCTCAGCGCAACTGGCGGCGACATTGGCGATGCTTCGCCAGAAGCGCTGAGGGAGGCAGCCCAGACGAGGGCTCATCTCGCCGGTATCATAACAGGCTTGATGTTGAAGCCCCAATGAATGGAATGACCAGGGCCGGAGAAATCCGGCCCTGGTTTCGTTTGGTTCACCGAACGCCGCTCAGCGCCGGTTTTCAGTCGCGATTCTGCTGCGCCATCCGCAGGAGGGCGGTGGGCAATTCCGAAGACTTGGCCGGTATGGCCGCGCTTTCCGCCGGCGCAGATGGCCGGCGCCGCGCATGGTCAAACAGGTCTTGCTGGTCGCGATCCAGCATCGCGCGGACGCGTTCTTCGCGTTCGACCCAGTCTTCCAGCGTCCAGGAACCGCGATCGCCCGGTGCGCGAGCGCCCAGGTAGCAGATCCCGGCAAAGCTGATCACATCGCAGTCGAAGAGGTGGTTTTCCTCGCCCGACTTCACCACCCATTTCCGGACCAGCAGATTATCGATCTTGCGGCGCTCGGAGTGCAGGAATTCCGATGTCAGCTGCCGGCAAAAGGCCTCATCCACATTCATCGGCAGCCAGCAATACCCCTTCGGCACGCCAGTCTCGTCTATCGCACCGACCTCGACCGAGCGGTAGTAGCGCGCGATCAACGCGCCTTTCGCTGACCAGGTGGAAATGTGCCAGACCCGCTCGCCATACTTTTTCTTGCGGCCGGTCTGAGAAACCTCGGTGCGACGGGCCAGCTTGATGATGTCGGCGCCCCAGCCCGGGTCACCCTTTGTGACGATGGCCAACGGCCGGTGCTTGGCCCACTCCTTCACGGCATCCGTATTGTAGCCGCCATCGACCCCTATCACGTCGAACGGGATGTAGACCCCCGGTGCCAGAGGCGCACCGCGATCGGCGATCTTGTCGAGCTCCTTCCAGGCGCCATCGCCCTTGATAGCGGTTTCCCCGGGAATCAGACCCCAATCGAGATACCAGCCCTCCTCATTGGCGTTGTAGCCCTTGGCCAGCCAGTAGAGACCATACGACTGAACATCCACCGACAAGGTGAAGACGCAGGGACCGTTCGCACCTTCGCCGCGGCGGAAGCTCTCGCTGCGTATCCCGTACAGCTCTTCCCATTTCGGCGTTTTCGACGCGATCTTGAATGGCCGGCCCAGCACAGTGTTGTTGAACACCTTGAGGGCTTCCTGGTCTTTGCCCGCCCGGTCCTCGGCTTCCGCGATCGAGTCCCAAGTCTCGGCAAAGTTCATGAAACCCGTGATCCAGTAGCCCCGGTGCTTGGCCAGGTGCTTCATGTCACGGGTGCGCCAACGCTCGACGTCAGCCGCTTCGATCACTTTGGGCGGCTTGGTAACGCCGTCCTGGTCGTGTTCTCCTTCGATCTCGGCTGTGGGTATCCACGCGCCGTCGATCTGCATCCGATGTTTGTCGCCGTGCCGATGTTCCGTCCCACAGGATGGGCACACGACATGGGACCGGTAAGGCGGCCGCTTTTCGCGGATAATGTCTTCCCAGTCGAAATCGATAAGGGACCGGCACTCGGCATTCTTGCAGCGGTGATAGAACCGCCGCATGTCCGAATTCGCGTAGTGCTTCATGATCCTGGAAGAGCCTTCCAGGAGCGGTGTGGACACCCGAAGCGTCACAGCCAGACCGCGACGGCGGTATGTCTTCGTGCGCTGATGCGCCAGGTTCTCCGGATCCCCTTCCTCGGCAGCCGACATCTCGAACCCGTCGAGATCGTCGAGTGCCATGAAACGGATCGACTTCTGACGCAGCGTCGCAGCGGAATTGGATCCAGCGCCGACGATCCAGCCGCCCTTGCGAAAGCGGATCCGCTTGCTAGTCGAACCGCCGGACTTCTTGTCTGTGCGGTCGCGAACCGCCCCGCCCCGGTCCGGGTCAAGAGCGGGGGTGGAGTAGACCAGCGGCCACCACTTCTCTTCGGCCCAGTCCTCGAATGCCCGGATTGTCGGGTGAACCAGCATCGCCGGCGCCGCCACGGATGACAGCAGCCCGGCCTTGAAGCTCTCCAAGATAACCGTGCCGCCCGACTGGGCGCACTTGATGACCGACATTTCCTCGACGCCCATGCCCGGCGAGAGCGCGTCGATCGGTTCATTGCAGTAGGGCGCCGTGTCCGGATCGTACAGGCCCGGGTTCGATGACATCTCATCGAATACCCGGTTTTCGCACGTCCAGGCCAGCAGGCTGAAGGGCGGGTCAGGCGTCAGCGCCTCTCGCACCATTGCGCCGAAGGCTTCGGCCTGCTTGCTCAGATGTGCCTCAAACTCTGGCCAGGGCGCGAAGTCAAAGACATCGCCGGGCGGTGTACCGTCAGGCATCTTCCAAGGCGCCTTCCGCCTCGGGCGCTGCGCCGATCTCGGGGAGTTCGGCCGTATCGGCGCCGGAAAGAACCCGTTCGACTTCGATCGCGACGGCTGTGAGCTTCTTGTCGATCTCGGCCTGGATCGCCCGGCGCGCCGTCGCCGGATCATCCGGGTTTGCGCGTTCACAGCACTCCGAAGCCACACTCTGCATGGCATCGCGGACCCGCCGCATTGCCTGGAAGAGCGAGTCTTGCAGATCCTGAAAGCGGGCGAGCTCGCCCATTTCCTGCCGCACCTTCAGCTCGCGCTGTCGCAGTGCCAGCCATTTATCGCGGCTGACAGCTTCGGCGGCGCTGCGCTTGTAGGGATCGTCGACCGGCACCGGCTTCGCCGGTTTGTCCTGCTCCTGCGCCGCCGGCTCCTCGAACAAATCTTCGGCCGGATCCGGTGCGACAGGTGCAGTGGCCTGACGCTTCAACGGGTTCTGGTTGCCCGTTCGGCGTTCATCGCTTGCCGCCGCATCGATCACCCGCTTGCCGGTAACAGGGCACACGGCAAAGACGATGTGTCCGTCCCGCTTGTTCCACTGGCTGGCCGCCTGACGGGAAACACCCCTCGCCTTGCCGTACGCGGCCACAGTCCCAAAAAACGCCGGCGCCCCGTCGGGCAGTTTTCGGTCAAGCAGCGGAACATCAGTCATCGGTGATCGTGCCACCGGCAGCGCTGGCAAGCCTCCTGTTCTGTCAACGAGTTAGCCCCGAAACGTCAACAATGTTGACGGGCCCTGTGTGTTCAAAAGCTCCGCGCTCAGATGCCCCGTATCCGCGGAAGCTCTGGGAAGGACCCGCTAACGTGTTGATTTGTTGGGTTTCGGGCATGAAAAAGCCCCGCGAGGCGGTGGCCGGCGGGGCTTGGCGAGGCGCAATGACCTCATCTAGGACAAATCGATAATATCCTAGGACCTTGGATGTCAACTAGCCTCGCTCGAAGTGTTGACACAATGTCCCCAGCCCCTGGGCGAGAAGCATTGCCTTGCAGGCCATCTCGGACTTCACGCCCCGGCCATGCGGCAGGCTTCCCAAGTCGAAATCCTCCATTGGATGCCCGCCATCGAGCACGATCCAGTCGGTCAGCCTGCGAATCACCCGGCCCCATTCGGGCACGATGGACGCATGCTCGAGCGCGGTGCGGGCACGGCGGAAGCGGTCGGCGGCATCCATCCGATTGAGGACGGCCAGCTCGGTACAGCCCGCGCCGCCGCCGTCGACGCGGATGTCGGCCGGATCGCGGCTGGCCCCGCCGACCTTCAGCTGATCGGACAGGGCGGCATAGTCGGCCGCGGCCGCAACCTGCTCACGCTTGAGCAGCCCGCCCTTGCCATTGCCTGGGGCGTACAGCCGCGCCACATAGGCATTCGGCGCAAGGATTCGAACCTGCCCGCGCTCGATCTCGATCCCCCGCACGGCAGCCGTGAAGGTATCAATATCGGCATAGCGCGTTGACGATCGCAGGGCTTCGCCCGCCCGCCGCATGGCATCTAGACGCCCCATCGCAGCCTGCCCTTCGGCCGAAGCGAGAAAGGCCTCACGCCGCTTGCGTTCGGCTTCCAGGCGCGCCGAACGCCGTTCGTCCGCCCGGGCCTCGTAATCGGCCACGTCCGGCCGCTCATCGGCCTTGCGCTGCGCCTGCACCGTCACCCCCTCCCGCATGGCTGGCGTGGCCTCAAGCTTGCCCATGGGCGACCTCCTTCGGTTTGAGACGTTCGGCCGGCGTTTGCGGGCGAACGGTTGTGTTCCAGCCCAGCGCCTTGATGGCGCCGATGAAGACCCGGCCGACCTCGCGGCTATTCATGCCGGTGGACCGGACGGCGAAGCCATGCTCCGGATCCGGCACGACGACGAAGCCATCCTCGACGCAGGGCGCCAGATCGGTCTCCGTCCGGCCGCACTCCCGCGCCATGTCGAACAATCGCCCGGCCTCGCCGTCCGGCGGCGTGTAGGGCATGGTGATTTCCGCAGTGAGACGGGCCCAACGGGCCTCGGTCATGACCTGGACACGCGTTCCGGTCCTGTCCGTCAGCGCACTGCCGAGCCCGGCGAGGTGTTGCCGGAAGGCTTCCCACCCGGCCCGATCGGGGCAGACCACGGCCCAGCGCTCCGACCCGTGATGCCGGTAGGCGCGCACATCCACCGGCGACAGGGCGGCTATGGCCCGCGCCTGTCCGAGCCCTTCGACCAGATGCGCCGTCACCGCATCGCGGACCTTGGCCTCGACCAGGGCGGGCATCAGCTCGACAGCGGGGTCGAACCACACGCCGGCCACCCGCTTGCCGCGGGTCATCCTGCGCGCACTGGTACTCATAGAACTCTTATCGATAAAAGAATCGACTCTGCTGTGATCGCAGTGATCACACCCCCTGTGATCGCAGTGATCACACCCCCCCTGTGATCCACCCGTCACACCCCCCCCTGTGACGCGTCGATCACAGGGGGTCGCGTCCGGACCTTGCACGGAAGGCATATCCGCGCCGTCATCCGGGCCCGATGGTCCGGCGTGACCGTGCGCGACGGCATCGGCCGGTTCGGCCACCTCGCGCACGGCCGGATTTGCCGCCTCGCCAGTATCGTGGGCCGCATCATCGTCCGCGTCCGGAACGCCTTCCGCCTCACCCTCGCCGGCCCGCGCCTGGCGCTCCTGCTCCGGCGTCAGGACAGCCCGGCGGCGCTTGTAGGTCGGCGACTCCAGCCGCTCGCCGCACGGGCCGAAGGGCGGGTCCAGGATCACGCGATAGCACAGAAGCCCCTTGAGCTTGGCCATGGGGTCACGGCTTTCATAGACCTCGACCCAGCCCATACTCTCAAGCCGGTTCAGCGAACGGTTCACCGTCTCCCGCGTCAGCTTGGCTTTCTTCGCGATCCGGTCCTGCTTGGTGTCATTCGCCCAGCCCCATTTATTGGTACAGGCGCCCAAGCCGCACAGGACGCGCAGATCGGTCGCGGAAATGCGCTTCTCGGCTACATCATCCAGGGCCGCGACCGGAATGACGGATAACCGGCTCACGAAACCGCCTCCTTTAGGCGATAGGCGCGCGCACCCGGCGGGATCGGCCGGTGCGCCACGGGCGGCGCACCGGGATCGCCCTCGCCGCGCAAGGCGGCCCGGAAGGCGGTCAACTGGTCAGGGTGCAGGGCATGCGTGTCGGACAGGCGCGCCGGCCGGCCCTCAGGCGTCCCGCATCGCACCAGCCAGCCCCAGTCGATCAAGCGATGGGCCAGCCCCGCCACAAGCGCCGCCACGGCGCGCGCATCATGCGACCGGCCGCCCATGCCCAGATCCAGCGACATCGCCGCCCGTGCGGCCTCCACAGGCCCGCGCGCCAGGCAATGGGCCAAGATGGCCTGCGGCCGGTCCAGCGCCCATTCCCAGGGCGCGAAAGGCACGGCCGGGTCGGTCAACGCCTCCAGGTGCGCCACGCGTTCGCGCAGATCGGCCAGCATGTCGGCCTGGGCACGATAGAGGGGGCAATCACACATAAGCTGACGCCGCATCCACAATGTCCAAAGCAAACTGAGCGCCAGCGGCCGAGATTGAGCTTTGACGTCCCCGGCGTCCTACGTTTCTGGCCGACCGGTTACGCCCCCGCCAAGCCCGCCTCACCACAAGCAAGGGTCTGGACTTCGGAAACTCACGACCTAGGGTGAAATGCTGGGTCTTGGCCAACGCATCGTCATAACGATCGTTCAAACTAGGGGCAGGTTCAAAATGATGGGCACACCGAGCAGGTTCGTTCTCCTTCTCATTATCGTCGCCGCAGTTCCGGCTGTGTTGATCGGCGTGTACAGTCTGATACCTGCGAACAACCCTCTTTCGGTAGTGAGCCCCCCACCGCCCCGCGCCTCGGCGCCCGGTTACAGCTCTCCCTGGAACAGGCCCTACGACCCGTACGCGTCGGCTTACGAACAATACGCCAACTTGCCCGGGTCGGCGCGCGAACAGATCTTGCGAGACCACAACCGTTCGGGAGGCCGTGTTTACCAGTGTAACAGCCCCTACAATTGCCGTGGAGTAATTGGAGCAATTCTTCACCATTCCCCGAGCGAACCTCGCCATCCCCGGGAATGGGACACGTTCTCCCAGTTGCTTCAAAGCACCATCGACCAGTACGAAGCAGATGAAATCGCCAAATATACGATTGAAATTGGCTTTCGGCGCTACCCCGATGACATTGTTGTATACATTGACTTGTCCGTTGAGCGCCAGCGTGGACTGCTCGCCAGCACCGAACAATCTATTGTAGAAACAATCCCCCAATTCAACGAAACTTACATACTTGAAGTCGTATACACAGAACTCGGAATTCCGCTCGACTATTTGTTCGAAGATCACCGCACACTCAGGAACTCCGCACCAAGCACACTCCAGGCACAGAGGAGTGATGCTTCGGATCTGGACGACAGCCGAGAACAAGACACTCCGGCCACTGCCGCCAGCGATCCGCAGCCAGGTTCGCTGGGAGGCCCGATAGGAACCGATGAGATTACAACCGTAACAGACGCAACCCCGCCACAAGCCATAAGGCGGCCGCGCACGCCTTCGAATTTTTGGGGGCGTGCGCTCGCTATTGGAATGGGCCTGGTTGGCATCTTCGTTGGAGCCGGTTGCGGCATCGCAGCCATTCGCAATCCCGAGAAGAGATCGGACAGATTGTGGCAGCTGTCTTTGATGATTACGCCGGCATCGACCACGGCGATTTACGCCATCATTCTGAGATGATCTAACCCACTGCTCAAACACAGGCGAGGCCTGCGGACGCATCAGCTCCGGCCGACCTGCGACCCATTTCCTCGAAAGGGCCAGCCGAACCGGGTACCAGCTCTGCCGCTGAGGTGTCGCACGCACAAAGCTCAATTCAGCACTTGCAGCGCAAAGATGCAGGCGGCTATCGTCTCGCGGTCTGCGCGCACGAGGGGGTGTCCGTTGAAAGGTGTTCCAAAGAACAGGCGCCGAAACCTTCGGCGGAACGACCTCTACAAGCTCACCCAGCTTCAATGGGCGCCCAGCGGTTCGATTTTTGGCCGTATCCAGGTCGGCGCCGAACTGTTCCGTAATATTGCGACAGTTGGTCTGCTGGTCCCGGCTATTCAATGGCTTCTGGAGGCCGACGACAGAGCCGCTGCCGCATCGTACGACCGCCTTCAAGAGAGTGTACACCTGCACAGGCAGCTGGATGAGGCCCTTGAGGGCAATCGCGGTTCGATTGCCGGATACCTCGTTTCCACACTGCTTCAGCGAACTGGCGCAGTTGAAGCCGCTGACCTGCGCAATATAAGGGTCGAAAGCCGGGTCAGCGGCACAACATTCGCCAATGTAACAGGACTCAGACTGACCAACAGCAGATTCGGATTGTACGACGCTGAACACATTCAGATACAGGTTAGCAACTCTGAAGAAAGCTCTCTTGTTTCCCTTTCGGCAGAAAGTGTTGAAGCTAGATTCAATCATGCCGAAGACTCGAGTATTATTATTTCCCCTCAATTTCGATTCACGATACACAACTCTGTTATAGATTCTTCCAGTATTTTTGCCATCCACCCCAACGACATTCTCTCTACTTCTGAAGAGAGAATTATCGAATCGAGTATTAACCGATCCATAGTATCCGATACACGAATTACGATTTATTCTGATAATCTTTACATAAGCGGCTCCGAATTCATATCTGGCTCTGAGATTGTTATCTTGCACGGTGGGAGAATTGTATTTAACAATTCCTGTTGGGATGAAAGTGTTGTATTCCGGAGAGAAGGCATCAATGGGATCAATCCGCAGCAAATCCTGCCCATTGAACTGCCCCCTCAAGACCCCTCGTGCGCTGAGCGAATTGAGGCAGCCCGCCTCACTCTTGCGAGCGAACAAGAAGACTGAACGGCGCGCACCAGCCTTCGAGCCCATCAACGCCCCCTCATCAAAAGCCGCGGCATGGCCGCCGTTTCCAGGCGCCCGTATTCGTCTGCGGCGTGAATCCGGCAATCGTCGCACATGCGGTGATGCGGCCCCTCACTGCGCATGTCGGTGCGGCAGGTGATGCACGGGCGGGTGACGAGTTTTGCTTCCGCTTCCATCCGCTCCATTCGGATCGTGGCCTGCAGCTGGTCACCCCAGCCGCTCGTCAGCACAGTGCCGTCAGGCCCTACCACCGAATAGCTGCCTCGCAGTGTCCGCGACGCAGAACCGGCCGGGCCGCGCCTTGTTCAAGACTGTCATCACTCCACCTCCACCGCCGCCGAACGCCGTTCGCCGCCGCCGGTCAGGGCGCCCGCTTCCAGGCGGGCCAGAACCTTGACGATTTCCAGGAAGGCCGAAGGCCCGTTCGCCTTCAGCACCACGGCCAGATCGGCCAGTGTCACCAGCGGCCGCGTTTCGCCGCCGCCCTTTCCGGGCGGGTTCAGCGGCGCGGCCAGATATCGATCGACGCTCGCCACCGCTTCGGCCAGGGCGCCCATGGCGGCCGTCTTGCCGCCGCGCCCACCGGGAAAGCGCACCTCGCCCAGGGCGGTGATGCGCCCGGCGCCATCGCGCCAGGCCTCGATCTGCGCCGTCAGCCCGGCCCATTCCACTTCACACAAGACGGGTGCGTTGTTGGCCGTGTTTCCGGGTACAGCCGTCATGCCAGCCACCCCGCCGCAAGCCACGTCAGCCCCGCGGCACACATCAGAACGCACAGCCAGCCCGCCGGCGGCATGTTCAGACCCAACACCTGGCCGCGGCGCACCTTCATGGCTCGCCCCCCCAGGACGCGAGTGGCCAGCATCACCCAGACGGGCGTGCCGCCCTGCGGTGCAGGTTCAAGCCGGTTCGTCACTCCGCTTCCCCCTTCAAAAATGGATGATCGGCCAGCAGCTGGGCCTCGGCCGCGGCAAAGGCGCGCTGCGCCTCGCGCAGGGCTTTCAGGAATTCCGGCGCCTCGAGGCGATCCACCTTGCCGTCGCGCAGGTCCTCGCTGGCCTGGGCGCCGAACTCGCAGGCCTCGCGCAGAGCATCGAACATCACGCCCCGGCCCGTCACCGAAGCCGCCACCGGCATCAGGCGAAAGCCCGCAATCCGCGCCAGCGCTTCGGTCACAAAGGGCCGCCGCGCCCGCTTTTCGGCATCGGCGATCACGTCGACGGGCGCAAAGGCCGGCTGTTCATGCTTGATGTAATTGCGCAGCGTCTCGGCCGAGCCCGCACGCGTTTCCTCAAAGAATTGTTCCGGCCCGCCCGCATCCATGAAGGCCAGCCGGGTGGCATTCTTCAGCGCGGCATAATCATCCGCGCCCAGGACCCGGCATTCCGGCGGCTTGGCAACCCGTCCGCTCATTCTTGGGACCCTCCCGGCTTTCCGGATTTGCAGGCCATGCCGGGCAAGCCATGCTCGCCGGCATGAAACGACACCACATCACACCCGGCCCGCTTGCGGCCCTCGCCACGGCGCTGGGCCTGCCGGCCGACACCGCGCGCAATGCCCGCATTGCCGCCTGGCTGGCCAGCGATGGCCGCAACGCGCAGGGCGCGCCTCGGGCGAAACCGGATCGGGGGTCTGCCCTGCACCGCGCGGCCCCGGGCGGCTGTGCCCGGCAGGCCGGGACGACAGAAGCAGACCCCCGCCCCACCCGTGAGACGCGGCAGGCCGGCGCAACGGGCGCAGCGCACGGCCCACACGGGCAGAGACAGGAAATCAAGGAGGAAAAGTCGGGGGCATCCGCCACGCACCCGGCCGGTCAGTCGTGGCCGGGCGTGAACGCCGCAACGGATGCCCCCTCCCCTCGCGTTGTTCGGCTGGCCGGCGGCGTTCATGGGGGCGAACGCCCGGGGGGCACGCGAGGCGGATGGGAATGAAATTGAGGAGGGACGGACGCCTAGTGGAAGCCGGAAACGGCAATCCCGGCCACGAGCGCCAGCAATGTGCCCAGCCCCGCCAGGCCCCAGGACACCATCAGCGAGACAGACTGCACTCTGGCCAAGCTCTCGTTGAAGTCGATGCAGGCCTGATACACCGCCGCCGTATCGGCCAGCCCTTCCTGCAAATCGATGCCCGCCTGTACATCCTCCAGCCACATCAACGGCGTATTGCCTGGCGTGTAGTAGGATCGCGGGCGGGCCTGCCAAAGGGCCAGCATCGCCGCAGCGAACATGAAGACACCGAACACGCTGCCCGCCACGACCAGCGGCCAGATCGGCCGCTCCAGTCCGATGGCTGTCACCGCCGCCCCGATACCCGCCGCCGCAAATGCACCGAACGCAACACCCGTCGTCATGTTGCGCTGGTCGCGGAAAAGCGCTGTCTGGGCCGAGTATTGCAGGCGCACTTCCGCCTGTCGTACAATCTCGGCGAGCACGTCCGGATTTGCCGCGCGCAGCGCGCAGGCAAGATCGGCATTGTATGGAAGGATCATCGACATGGCTCCCAAAGGTACACCCAATACGGGCAAAGGCACCACTACACCCGGCGCGGACCGCGAGACCGGCAGCCCCCGGCCCCGGCCCGAGCCCCGGCCCGCGCCCAAGCCGCGCCCCACCCCCAAACCCAAGAGTCGCTGACGCCGGGGCGCAGATGGTTCCGCTCCGCCCCGTCATGGCTGGCCTCTGCGCAACTCCAGGCGCGTTCTGGCGCGCAGGATCATCACGGTCCAGAACCCGGCCAGGGCGCCGCTGCCGATCCAGGAGACACCCGGCCACCAGGGCGAGACGGACAAACCCTCTGCCTGAAGCCCCGCCATCACCGATGCGCCGGCCAGGAAGCCGTGCAGCGAGGCGACCACGAAGAACACGATGGTCAGGGCAAGAGCCGGGAGGCGCATCAACATCTTGGCGCCCTCCCCGGCGCGCTTACGTTGCGCGCCAAGGGCGTGACAACCGTCACAACGGTTCTTGAATTTTCGGGATCATGGTTCGCCCATGTTCCGTATCGCGCGTTCCGGCGTCCTGGCCGTCTGTTCGGCTCTGCAGCGAAAATGGCGCGCATGCCCGGCTTGCGCCCGCGGACACCTTCGGCCCGAACCGGCCCCGGACGGCCCGCGCTATGTGCATGTGCGGATCCGGCTGCTGCGCTGCAACCATTGCAGCCATCGTGCGGCGCGCGTGACGCCGGCCACAGATCGTTCGCGCCGGCCCCGCATACCGCTTTGATTATTGCGGAACAATTCGCCCCACGAGCGGCGCCGATTGTCGCAGCCGAACCCTTGGTTGGTTGTGTCACCCGCGGTGACAGTTCATTCCCCTCGCCCCTGGGCAAGGGAGAAGGACATTGGAAATACGCGTACGCGGTGCACCCGCGCAGTACGACTGGACGGCCGACCGCAAATCGGCGTCCCTCACCTGGCAGGTCGACGAGATCCGCATCATTCCCGGCGACCCCGCCGAACGCATCAAACTCGTCATTGAGGGCGAGCGCGCGGCGTGGTTCTGGGTATGGGGAAACACCGATGCCGGATTGCTGCAGGAAACAATGGAAGCCCAGTTCGAAGGCAAGCCCTCGCGCCTGCTCGAGGAGGTGCGGGCCGCCTTCGCCCGGTATCTGCGGCGCGAGTGACATCAGGAGGCCTCGCGCTGGGTTGTTGTTGCTTCACGTCGGGCCCAATCGCGGCGCGCGGTCCAGACACCTACCGGCACAAGCCCACCCGAAGCCGTGGCTATTTTCTGCGCGGTATCGAGCGAGGGCATTCTCAGCGGAGCGCTCTTCAGGTCGCGCAGATAGCTGGCACTTGCGGCACCGCTTTGCGCCAGTTGACCGAGCGTTCCGCCCAGCGCCTCGTATAAGTAGAACGGGTTCATGTCGCGAAATGTCGCTATGTGCGACATTTCTGTCAAGCCAAATGTCGCTATCTGTGTGACGACATGAATGCCGCTTCGCTGGAATATGTCGCCATGAGCGACGACACTGACCAGAAACAAGTCTACTTCTTCGAGTGGCGGAAGAAGGCCGGCCTCACCCAACAGCAGGCGGCCGAACGCCTCGGATATTCACGCAACTACCTGTCCGAGCTCGAGCGGGGCCGCGACTATAACAGTCGCCATCTGGAGGCGATGGCGAAGGTGTATGGCTGCACCGTGTCGGATCTATTCCGAGACCCCAACACAACCAACACCAAGTGGGCTTCCATTTTTTCCAGGATCCCCGCGGATCGCCGCGATCAAGCCATTCGAACTGCCGAAAGCTTCGCGGAGGACCCGGCAGGCTACGATCCCGGCGAATCTGGTAAGCGGCGGGGCCGTTCTTGATGAAGTGGTGGCAGCGGATATTCGGCGGCCAATCGACTTCCACCTATTCGGCAGAGCGGAACCCTGCACCTGCCCCCACCTCCAAGGTAACCGACCTGGGGGAAACCACGGTCGAAGTCGGAGGGCGCGCCATCCGATTTTCGGGCAAGCTCACAACGAATTTCGGCTCACCGGAACCGGATCCGCAGGAACCGTCTAGCCCTCGCTGGGACCGTCGCTCCGTCCGGCCACCTCGCCAAGTCAACCTTCAATACTTTCAGCGCTACCGCGGTCGGGATGAAGGTCGCCTGATCGACTACACCGTCACCGTTTACATGGTTGATATCGGAGAGCGCCCTGACGAATATCGCCTTATTGGCGAAGCCAAAGGTGGCGGCAAGCGCTACTCCGAAAAGACCTTTCCCGGCAATCAGATCGAATCCTTGGTAGATGCGGATGGCGTCGTAATTGACGACGTACCGAAGTGGCTATTGGCCGCCGCCCCCGCCAATGCTGCGAAAGACATCTGGCAGCTTGCGCAGCACCATACAATCCAGTTTGAGCCCCCTCTAGCCTTGACAATCGAATGGCAGCGCCACCCAAGCAACGAGCCTGAAACTTTCGACGCTGAAGTCTCCGATGCAACATGGAAGCTATTTGACCGCGGAATCCGCCTGCAAACCAGCGCGCGACGCCGACCATCAGCGGACAAACGAGCATGGGCCGGCGAAAAGGTATTCTACCTCGATCAAGTTGTAGCGCTTCATCACAACGGTACGCCCGTACCGATTGACGGGCTCTGGCATTGGCTGCTTGAGCACGGCCCAATCGCAGACTGATACCGCCATAAGTCGCAAATAGCGACAATTTGGTTGACCCTAAATGTCGCTATGTGCGACAGTCCCTCCGAACTACGGAGGGCCACATGGCTTACGAACCCGATATTTCTGCATTCTGCACGCAGGACGGCGATCTGCCGCCCACGGTACGGGCACTTTTCCATCCCGACGCCAGCGAACGCCGTTCGGCGGCCGCCAATGATGGGGGCCGCACGCCCTTGTCCGGATACCTGGTGGTCGGCCGCCGCGTCGCATTTCTGATGCAACGCCGCGAAGTCGAGGGCCGGATCGAGGAGATGGACCTGGCCGCCGGCGAGGCCGGCGTGCGGCTCACCACCTCACCCTTCACGGGCCAGCTTCACTTTCAAAGCCTCGCCCATCTGGTGCCGATCGACGCCAATGGCGACCCGCTGGACACCACCGACCAACCGGGAGCCGCGCAATGAACGCTTCCACCCCCACGGCCGACGCCCTGCGCCTCTTCGATCCGCAGCTGATCGCCCTTCTGATCGAGCTGGCCGATAACAGCCAGGGCGACACCGCCCTGCCCTGGACCCAGATGGGCGAACGCCTCGGGCGCGACCCGTCCAATGTCACACGGTCAACCAAGCGCATGGCCGACACCGGCCTGATCTCGCTCTCCCCGCTGACGATCAGCGACAAGGCCCGGTCCATCCTGGACGCCTGGAATGGCGAGGCACGCCCGGCCGCCCCTGCCGATCCTGCCGGCGCCACGCCGGCAGAAGGCGGCGAGCAGGCCATCCCGCACAATCTCATTCACGCCTCGCCGCTGAACCCGCGCAAGACGTTCGATGCGGCCGAGCTAGACGAGCTCGCCGGGTCGATCGCGGAAAAGGGCCTCTTGCAAAACATTGTGCTGCGCCCGCACCCGGAAAAGCCGGGCGAATACGAGATCGCCGCCGGCGAGCGGCGCTGGCGCGCCACCGGCCTCCTCATCCAGCGCGGCGACCTGCCGGCCGACTACGGCATGCGCGCCCTCGTACAGCCCATGTCCGACAAGGATCTGTTGCTGGTGGCCCTGGCCGAGAACCGCGACCGCAAGGATCCCCCGCCCATGGAGGAAGCCCGCGGCATCGCCGCCTTCCGCGAGTTGCGGGTCGGACAGGTCCTGTCCGAGATCTACAAGGGCGATCCCATCGAAAAGGGTTTCACCGAAGACCAGATCAAGCATGAGCGCCGCCTCGCCGAAGGTGTGGCCACCAAGGAGTTGGCGGCTGCCATGGGCAAGACCGAGCGGTGGGTGCAGATCCGCTTCAACCTGGTCAGCAATCTGGATCCGGAGCTGCAGACCGCGCTGTCCGAAAGCCGCATCACCCTCGCCCAGGCCCGCGCCATCTGCACCGCACCGGCGGAGATGCAGCGCAACGCGCTTTCGTCAATGGAGTATGGCTATCACGGATGGTCGACCGCCGACCAGATCGCCAAGAGCCTGCGCCAGAAGGGCCTGCCCGTTTCCGAAGCCCGCTTCGATGTGGCCGACTATTCCGGCCCCACCATGGAAGACCAGGAGACCGGCGAGACGATCCTGCTCGACACGGCCCTGGTCACCACCCTCTCCATGGGCTGGATCAAGCGGCGGTGTAAAGAGCTGCTGGCCGAAGGCTTCGCCTTTGTGGAAATCCTCGACGATCCCTACAAGCGCCATCAATGGCACGACGCACCGGCCGAGGCGGCGCCGGCCGAGTGCGGTGCCCTGCTCTGGCTCGAGTGCGGCCGCATCCACGAGCGCCGCGTCGAGCCGAAAACCAGCGGGCCGGGCGCCCAGCCGATCAAGACCACCACCGAAACCGCCAGCGGCCAGGTCAGGGAAGAGGCGATCCAGCCCTTTGCCAAGCGCAATTGGCTGGCTGCCAGCCTCGATCTCACGGCACGCCTGCGCCAAGGCTTGGCCGATGCCGGCCCGCAACTGGCCATGGCGCTCACCATCGCCGGCCTGATCGATCGCGATATGGGCGTGGGCTATGACGCGCCGGGCAGCTGGTTCCAGCGGCCGACGCGCAATTCCCATGATGGCGAGGTGCCGCTCTTTGCCGTGGTCGCCGAACGCATTGCCGCCCTCTCGCCGGACGGCCAGCCGAAGGGCTTCAAGGTCAAGGTCCCGGCCGTGCTGGTGTCCAATTATGCGGCCGCCGTTGATACGCTGATGGAGGCCGAATTTGACGATGTGGCCGCGGTGTTCACCGCCCTCATCGCCGCCCAGGCCGGCGTGTGGCCGGGCTATAATCCCGGGCCGGGCTGTGACGACTTCACCCGCAAGCTGGCCAGGCGGGTCGACCACCTTGTGCCCGAATTCGAATTGACGGCCGACTATCTGGCCGCCTTCACCCTTGCCCAGCTGCGCCAGATCGCCCGGGCCTGCGGCATCGGCGCGGCCGCCGGCGACATGCCGGCGAAAAAGGCCGAGGCCATCGCCTGGATCATGGAACACACCAGCCGCAAGCCCGGCTGGTGCCCGCCGGAAATGACGTTCGGGTCCCCCGCCACGATCAAGAAATCGGTCACGGCCATGCTGGCCGGGAAAGGCGGTGCGGCATGAACGCCGAAGAAGGATTATGCAGACGGAGGCAGCATGGGACTGACTATATCGACCCGCTCGCTAAATCGGCACTTGCCGTGCCAACAAATGCCAACCCTGACAATCCCCGTGCCACCGACAGCGATTGCATTTCCGATCAGTCCATGTTCTGGCCCCGAGCCAACTCGAAATTTTCGCCCCAAGTCGATGGTCAAGCTTTCGTGACCTTCGGGCAGAGCCAACAATCGACCGTTGAAGCCCTTGTCGCTGTAGACCAACTCGTCGTTGCTAGCGAGCCGAACATCCCCCTTTACGACTTTCAACCTGGCTGTGTGGTGGGCACCGGTTGCCAAAGGGTCGAAAACCACTCGGATCGAACCGCGCGAGACATATATTTCCGCTCGGCTTTTCAGGGCTTCCCGCCGATCTGTACGACGGGCCCAAACATCGTGAATCAACCGCACCGCGGCAAGCAGCAGCGCGAGCACTGCAATACTCCACTGCACAAGTTCGACCCACGGAGAACCGAGGAATTCGCGAATTCCGTCCATAACTTCACGTTATCCCAGAGTGCGGCGGCTCGGCAATAATGACGGAAACCGCATTGAACCTCTCCGCCACAGCTTCAACGCATCAGCTCGCTCATCAAAGCATCGAGGTTGGGTTCGCCGAACAATACCTGACGTCACTCAGCCAACACATAAGGACAGCGCAATGCCGGGCGCTCCCGTAACCCTCTACACGCTGCACGAAATCGCCCAGGTCTTCCGCCTGATCGATGAAACGGGTAACACTAGCGTTGCGCATCCAGAACGGGTGATCCGCGACATGATCCGCAGGCACGGGGCCGCCTTCACCCGCGTCGGCCGGGACGTGTGCATGACGCCCGGCCAGCTGAAAGAACTTCAGAGACTTGCGACATGCCGCTCCGACTGCACCAGAACCTCAACAAGTCCCCAAACTTCTACATCCGCGGTACGGTTACCCGATTTGTCGATGGCCGCGCCGTTAATGTTCCCTTCCCAGAGCGAAGCACGGGCACTGCTTGCGAAGCGACAGCGCTCGCGATCAAGTCGAGACTCGAAGCCCAGCTGAACCAGCAGAACTTCACGGGCGAATTCACCACCCGCAAGACGTTCGGCGATGCCGCCGCGCACTATCTCAAATGCGGCGGCTCCGGCCGGTTTCTCGACAAGGTTCTGGACCAGATCGAGCAAACCCATCTGGATGCGCTCGACCAGGCCGCCGTGGATGCGGCCGCAGTCCGCGCCTACCCCAATGCCGCCCCGGCCACCCGCCGGCGCCAGTTTCACAGCGTCGTCAGTGCCGTCACGCGCAAGTACGGCCAGCCGATCCTGCTCACCCTGCCCCCGCAATCGAAACCGCGCCTGGTCTATTTCCGGCCGGCCCAGGTGGAGGAGTTGATCCGCCGGGCCATGCCGCATGCGCGCTTTCGAAAGGCCGCGCCGCCGCCCTGGCGTGCCGCCCTGATCACCTTCCTTGTCGGCCAGGGCACACGCATGGGCGAGACCCTGTCGATCGACGCCCGCGACGATCTCTTCATGGATTACGGCTATGCCGTGCTGCGCGACACCAAGACCGATGCCGAGCGCGTGGTCTGGCTGCAGCCGCGCGTCAAGGCTGCCCTGTCCCGCCTGCCCAATATCGGCGAACGCGGCCCGCTCTTCCGCCGGCAGGACGGCCAGCCGTATGCCGATCGCGACGATCGCGGCGGCCAGCTCAAGGCCTTCCTCGACCGCACCCTGCCGCAGATGGATCTGGATCCGCGCGTCTTCACCGCGCATGTCACCCGGCATACCTGGGCAACCTGGCATTTCGCCTGCGAGCGCAATCTCCTGCGCCTGCGCAATGAGGGCGGCTGGACCACCGCCGCCATGCCGGAACGCTACGCGAAGATCGCTTCGCCCGGCCTGGCCGATGAAGTGCGAACCCACCGCTGGGAATTCCCCGACCCGCTAACCCTGCAGGGCAAGCGCAACACCGATGAGGATTTCATCGGCCCGCGGCGTCTGGCGTGGGTGTGATTAGGAACGTTGGCTCCAAGGCGCCTTCAAATCTCCCGAAATATACCTTATGTCTACACCGGTAGCCGAACGCTCAAACGCCTCAACTGAACCATAATCGCTTTTTATTTCATTGAATCTATTAAGCAATTGTTCGTATTTAGAAAGCATAGGTCGATGCGAATTTTTATATCTGCCAGTAGATTCGATCCAACGTTCAGTTTTATGTAGAAATTTTATATACGCAACCAAATCTGGCTCTAAATTTCCATCAAAACCGGAGAACGTAAGGTTACTTCTTATTTCACTCGCTTCAGAACACTCCAATCTATCCATTACGGAATACAATACTCGGAACATATCAAGGATCTCAAACACTAAATCCTTTAGATTTTGGTCAAATATTGGTCTAATGTCTACCGGGTATTCATCAATAAAACCGTCCCGAATACCTTCCGCAGCCAAACTCCAACTACCATCGGACGACTCTCCCCTGGCTTGCGCAAATAGCTCACACAGCATTACCGCAACCACCCTTTCTCCATCCGAGGCAAATTTAACCCTCACAAAGACCTCCAACGCTTGTGTGAATATGTATATGAAACTTACAGTGCAGCCTCCACCGGCTCAACAGCATGCTCACGATTCAATGACACAACAAGACGACATCAACCAAGCCATCATGGATGCACAGACTGCGGCCCTCGAAGCAGTTTACGGGGCAAGATCCGCCGTAGACAAACCAAGTATAAACGCACTTAACCGGCTAAGGGCGATAGCGAGAGAGCTGGACAAGAAGATACTAGCCTTGGGAAACCTCCGGGGCACCAACAACCGCACCCTCGATCAGCGCATCAGAAACGCACATGACACCCTTCTGAGCGCTTTGGTAGCCACCCAAACAGCGGAAAGCGCGATAGCGCGAATTATCGATAATCAATCCATTGCGTCTCAAAGGGCCTCAGCGACCTTTTCACAAAGCCACTTTAATTGGGAAGACAAAGAAGAAAAACAATTTCCAGAAGTCGATAGAGATACAACAAGAGTTAACATTGATGAGGAAATTTTCTGGCAAAGGAGGCTATTTCTTAGCGTATCAATTGGAAATGCTGCCGCTTTGTTTGCAGTTGGCGCACTAATAGACTGGAGTGAGCCAACTTCTATATTTTTTGCTAAAAATGTGGGGATATATTTTGCTATTGGACTTATGTTTTCCTCTCTCATTCCGCCTATTATTTATTTCAACAATCGCTTCTTGAGCATATTATATTTCAACGACAAACTTTCTACATATGACTACAAAATTGGGTTCATTTCATTTCCGATAGAGATTGGACCTATATTTTTCGCATTCATTAGTTCGGTATGTTTTTTATCAGGCCTGCTTTCTATTTGGTCGCAATTAGAGCCCAGACCAGAGATTAGTAGTGTTTCGGTAGCAGTGCCATCCTCCGCTCGTTTGGCCGGAACTCCAAGTCCAACGCCAACGGTAGCTGCCTCCGTTCCGTCCGCGTCATATCAACCTGTAAGTGGTATTGGAGCCCAACAAATGCCCTCACCCAATTCTAACGAGTCGCTCGACCAGCTCATGAACCTCCCACCTAAGTATCGGGGCTCTCCATTTGAGCCATACATTCCGGAGTCTGTGGCCGGCTGAGAGCCCCTACTAGTACAAGCGAGTACATCCAATTTCAGACATCAACTTTCACGGGGGATTCCCCAGGGGATAAAACCGAATTTCTTAGTTTAAACATATAACCAATTGTATTTTTTGGATATTTAATCACTAATCAAATCCATCCACGCCCCTGCTAAGGGAGTATACGTCAAAAGCGTATCGTGGGTTCGAATCCCATCCTCTCCGCCACTCCTTTCATGGCGGCAAAGCGCAAAAAAGCGGCGGCACGCAGAGGCCGTGGTGATCGCCAAGCATGAGGCGATGCAGGCTTTCGTCGCGCACGAGCGTCTGGACCGATCGTCCCAGTATCAGGGCCGCCCTTCGGGGTGGTCTTTTTTGTTGCTGCGCCGCCAGGCCGACGGCGTCTCACCGACAATCTCCTTGAAAGCCCTGTTGAAGTTGGACCGGGTCTGAAAACCGCAATCCAGCATGAGCTCGACCAGCGGGCGGTCCGGTTTCCCTGCCATCAGCGCCTGTGCGTCGGAAATGCGGTATTCATTGATCCATCGGCTGGCGGATACGCGCCAATGCGCGTTGATCGTCTCCGATACCGCTCGCTGCGGGGAACCGATCTGCCGGGCCAGACGGGCAACCGTCAGCTCCGGGTCGCGCCAGACCTCCCGTTCGCGCAT